CCACCACTATGCCGATAGCGACACCGGCTTCGGAGGTCAAGAGCCAGCCAAAGCCACCCAGTCCGAGTCCGCTCCAGCCGACTTGCTGCTCATGGCCGCCGCCGCCCCAGCGTTTGTTGCGTTGGCCGCAGCTTCGAGCGCGGCCTGCGTGACGTCATTGCCCATCCATCACTCCTTGTTGTTCAAACTGGGCGAGGCGACCCGACATCGAATCGAGATGCTGGCGGCTCAAGGCCTGGATTTGCGCCACGCGCTCGCGCGAATCGGCCTCGATGCACGCCACCTGCAGGCGCACGTCCTCGTCTGCCCGGATCTGCAGCGTCTTGTTGGCGAGGTCTGCATTGGCCTTGGCAAGTTGCTGGCGCATGTTGTCCAGCTCGACGTCCGCATCGCGCCGCACTGAGGCGGCCGCACCCGCCATGCGCAAGGCCAGAGCCTGGTCCCCGCCGCTGGCACGCATGTGCTCGGCCTCGGCCTCCAGCTTCTCGGCACGGGCATTGACTTCACGGACCTTGGCCACCTGCTCGGCAAGCGCCTGGCGCGCGCCCTCCTGCTGCATTTGCAGGGCCTCGGCCTGGGCCTGCATCTGCTGCTGCATCTGTTGCTGCTCTTCGGGTGTAAGAGGTTTGGCGGGGTCGCGCTCGCCGGTCAGCTTGCGCATCTCATCTGCGATCTGCTCCCTATTGGGCAGGTCGGAGTAGTCCATGGCGATGGTCAACAGGCGCAACGCAGCCTCGGGCGGCATGCGGCCGGCCATCTGTGAAAGCGACTCGAACATGACCTGGCGCAACGTGCCCGCATAGTCCTGCTCGGACACAATGAAATCAGCCAGGCTTGCTGTAATGTCGTTGAGGTAGCGCACGCTGCCATCCGGCTGCAGCTCGGGCAGGTTGATGCGTACCCAGTCGAGACGCCCTTTGTGGCCTGACAGCCGAATGACCTTTTCCTCCGTGTACCACTGCTCGATCAGGCTCAGTTGCTTCTCGCCCTGGATCTGCACAGCCAGCCGGTGATTGTCGAATGGCTGTGTGGTCACAACCGATCCTTGCATCTGGCGCGCCTTGATCGCAATGCCGGAGCTGGCATTCGTCTGCCGGCCCAGGTTCTCGCTGCCGATGCCGGCGGACTTCTGTATCGCCTGGGTATCCAGGTTCATCATCTGCATCTGGCCGGAGGCCATCTCGCTGTCGCGGTGCACCTCGAATTTCCGTCCGGCGCGATAGATTACGACCCCATCGGGCTGATTGATTTCCTCGCGCGCCTCGTTGATATCGTCGAAGGCGCCCTTCTCGGCGAATATCTGGTTGGTGGACAACAGGAACAATGCTTTGCTGGCCCGCTTGTTCAGGTCCATTTGCAGATCGCGTACACGCCGCACCACGCCATAGGGCATGCGATCGCGGCCGCGGCGATAGCACCAGATGGGCGTGAGGCTGAAGCTGTTGTGCCGCATGGGCATGGGCCCCAGCGCAAGCAGATGGCCTTCGGTGAATACGGCCACGTGCATGCGCATGACCACCCGGTCCACGATGGCCCCGCCAGCCTGACCGATGGCTTGCATCAAAGCCTGGTCCCAGGGTTCGACGAACGCGCCCTTGAACGGCCCTTCGGTCACGACGCGAACCGAGGCCGGCATGCGGAACTGGCACTCGATCAACCGCACGCGGCGGCGCTGCTCGTCATCGGCATCGCCATAGCCACTGGCCAGGCCACCCCGCGAATGCTGACTGGAGGAATGGCCCTGGTAATGGAATGCGTCCTCAGCCCACTGCTGCGCGCTGTGCTCCTGTCCCTGCTCCACTGCACGCTGCAGCACGTCGCGGCGAGCTGGGTACATGGTGATGGCCACATCCTCGTCCACCCAACGGGTGCGGAAGATATAGCGCGCGTCGCTCAGATCGTTTTCCATGGCCATGGAGTCCCAGAGCACGTTGCGCCAGTCTTCGTACTTGGAGTAGATGATGTCCTTGGTTGGGTCGTTCCGTACCCCGTCGTCCAGCCAGCCGACCCCCACCTTGATGGTGTCTTCAAAAGCCCGGCTGCGGTTGAAGCCCGTGCGATTCACATCGGACACGTACTTGAGCACCTTGGTCTTGATGTCAGCCATCTGCACGCCTTCCTCGGTGCGTGGCAGCACGCTCCAGTCCACGCGCGCGCGCCGCTCCGTACCAATCAGCCAGTCGCACATCACGGCCACCTCGTTGAATACCAGGGGTACCTGGCCGCGCCCCTCCAGCGTGGCTGCGTCGGCAGGATCCCATTGGTCGCCGTCGTAGTAGTCGGCGTCGATGGACATCTGCAGGCGGTTCTCGGCCTGGATCTCGCGTTCGCGGTAGTACCAGCTCAGGAGCTTTCGCAGCGTATTGCGGGCCTCGGCCTGGTCCAGCGGATGCTGTGGCGCTGTGTCCACCACATCGAAAGCCAGCGGCTCATCGTTCAGGACGTGCTCGCCCACGCCTGCTCGGCGGTTGAAGCGGGGTTCAAGCAGGGACATACTCGGCCCCCACATCAGGAACGGTCAAAGCCTGCGCTGCAATTTCCTTGCCTTCCATCTTGATCACCAGGTGACCGAACTCGCGGCCCCGGCGCTCCCATGGCGGCTCGCTGGGCATGGCCACCAGATCAGGCAACCCTTCATTGATGATGGTGGCCACCCGCACCCAGTTGGCCCGGCTGGGTTCAATACCCAAAACCTCGCAAGCCTTCACGCACATGCGTGCAAGGTAAGACGGATGGTCATAGAGATAGGCGGCGCTCTCCATCACCACATACCAGGGCGCTTTGGGACGCAGACTGGGGATCAGGACCAGGGCCCTCTCTCCATTGATCCAGGTGTAGATGGCCAGCAGGTCGCCGTGCCGGCGGTGGAGGTGGGACTTGCGAAGATCGATGCATGCAGGCATGCCATGACAATGGCAGGCTTGGCACGGTCTCAACGCGCCATGCCGCCTCCGCGCCGCCGATTTCTCATCGCGCCCTGGGTCGCGTTATCCATGCGCGGCAGGGCCATGGCCAGATAGCGCCACACATCTGCGCCGTGGCTGGCGTCGTCATGCAGCGGCGCGCCAGGCTCCTGGGTTCGGGGGTCTATCTGGCGCCGATACCGGCTCAGGCAATCCAGCAATTGGGCGCACCTGCCGGCATCGACATAGGCCTGGGCAAAGATGCCGCGCGCCATCCGTATGCCGGCCTCCAGCCCGAATCGCTCGAGCACCTCGACCTCTCGGCCCATATCCTGCAGGATCTGCTGCGAAGTCTGCCCGGTCTTGAAGTCTCCGTGCGCGCCATCGTGCGGGAGGAAGTCTGTGCCCCATAGATAGGGGAGTTTTTCCATCTCCTGCACGTACCACTCCAAGGTCTTCTGGTGGCCTTGCATGAAATGAATGATCCGAAAGTCCACGGCCGTGCGCTGCACGAAAGCGATCGCCATGTCGTCGGCCCATCCCAGGTCCCAGACAGTATGCACGGGCAACCTGGGATTGCAGGGGACGGGGCAAACGCGGCCGTCGTTGTGCAGGCGCTCCACCTCCTTGGCGTAGATGGCACCAGCCAGGCTGCGTCTGGGACGGCCCTCCCAGATGTTCCAATAGCTGTCTGGATCACGCTTGAAATGGCGTCCCCGTTCCTTGTCCAGCACATCGGGAAACCATGGGTTGTCGCGCCAGTTGATTTCGCAGAGCCAAGTATCACCATCCGCATGGGTGATGAAGCGGTCATAGGTTGGGTCACTGGCCAGGCCAGGATTGAGCGTCAGCCAGATCTCGGATCCTGGACGCCGAATGGTGGGCACCAGCACCTCCCAACTGCCCGCGCTGACGCCCTGCGCCTCCTCCACCCAGACGATATCGATCGCCTCGAACGACTTGATGGAGTTCACCGTATGGGCCTGCAGGCCTGCGAACAGGATCAGTGTTCCGTTGGCTCCGCGGATTTCCGTACCCAGCACCTCGTAGAACGCCCCCAACCCCAGGGCCTCGATCTGGTCCTGCAACAGGCGATGCACAGACTCGCGCATGGACTTCTGCACCTCGCGGGCACAAAGGATGCGCAAGGGGCGGTTGCTGCCAAGCACCAGCAAGGCCATGGCAACGGACCACGACTTCGCCCCTCCGCGGCCACCGTACATGACCTTGAACCGCCGCGGCTCGAAGAGCGGCCTGAGCTTGAGCGGGAACTCGACGGTGACGCGCGAGCGCTCGACCTCATAATCGGCTGCAAAATCAGGAGGCTCGCCCGAAGGCAGGCTGTCGAGCGCGAGCATCGGCAATTCATCAGACATGGTGCTCATGCTCGCTCCTCGCGAGGATCGTCACTGCGCCGGGGTGGCTCAATGAAATGCACTTCGAAGTGCCCCATGCCCATGCTTTTCTGAGCGGTGTCCCGCTGGTACAGGCCGTGATAGCGCATCAGTTTCTCTATCACATCCAACTGGCTGCGGAGGCTGATCTCCGTGCCGTACTTGCCTTCCTTTGCGCCACCGAACAGCGCCAGCGCACCGCGCCCAAGGCCGCGCGTGTCCTTGACGACCGTGCGTGGCAGGCCGGCGCCAAAACACTCAGGGCACTCCGCCAGGGGGGGACGGTGGGCCTCGTAGCCCACCCCGCCGAGCTCGGGAAAGTCCTGAAATTGCTTGCCGGCATCAATCCACTTTTCACGCTTGGAGTTGTACTCGGACAGCGTGTACTGGTAGCCATGGGCGGCTCCGTAGCAATGCCGGCAGCACGATACGTGAACCTCGACCAGATCGCGCGGATCGGCCATCAGCATTTCATGGAGCCGGCGCACCACTTCCTCGGCCCGAACCTCGGCATGCTCCGCGACGCGTTGGCTGCACTCCCTGACATAGTCCTGCACCCGTGGATCCTTCAGCAGCCTGGCGCCCTGAGATGCCGCAGAGGATGGACTGTAGCCTGCGGCGACTGCCGCCCGCGTGGCATTGAAACCCGATGCAACGTACTCCCGTGCAAAGCGACGATGCCGCTCCTGCGTGCTGCTGTGCTGACGGGAGGAGGAGACTTGCTCCCCCCCGGAAAGGACGGTGTTGGAGATTAGCGTTTTCATGCCTGCGAACCTGTCAGGCTTGGGACGCGCCATCAGGCAGGCCCGAAGAATTCGCAGGCACCTCGCGACGGTCGCAGATCAGTCGGTAGCGCAGAACAGGCTTGCGCCCGGGCAATTCGGTGAGCTTGGCTTGGACCAGGCTCCGCCCCGTCAGGTACTGCAGCGCCCAATCGATCTCTCCTTTTGAACGCCCTAGCGCAAGCACCAGTTCGCAATGGAAGAACCAGCGGTCCGGCAGTTGCTGCAGATGGCGCAACAATGCGTCCGTACCACTGCCTGGGCGCACGACTCCGGCAGGGCGAGGGTTGTGATTCCTGGGCCTGCCATCCTTTCGGCCTTGCAGTTGCCCCGCCAGCCAGTTGATCGCTTCGTCTCCCATACGTTCAGACCTTTCCTGCACGGGCTTCAGCCAGGCTCAGATGTGGCAACCAACGAGCCGATCCGGCATGGATGGCGCACACCGGGCCGCGCCGTTCAGGCCACTGGAATACGTTGTTGCGAAAAAGCGTGGAATTCAAGGTTCTACCCTTTCAATGGAAGGCTGGGAAACGGGGCGGCTCTGGGCACGGCAGGGGGCGATTGGTGCCACAGCGCAGCAGGTAGGGACGTCAGGACGACGGAGATAGGCTGTGGAGGGCATTCGGACAAGTCTGGACAGTCATCGCGGCCACCCATCCATGCCCATGGCCTGCATGGCATTGCGAAGCACTGCGCGGGTGATGGTCTGGTCACCGGCCCGGGTTCGGGCCAGGATGCGGCGCGCCCAGTCCTTGCCATCGCCTACAGGCACCAGTTGCACACGGACAGGCGAAGCACCAGGTGCTGGCAGACGAGTCCACCCCTGCAACTCGGCATGTGTGCTGCGCGGGGTGGCGGCACGGCACAGCGCTTCAAACTGAGGCAGATGCGGCGGGAAATCCGGATGGGCCGCAGGCAGTCGGGCCACGGCAGTTTCAATCACACTGGAGTCGTATTTCGCCAGCGCTGCACTCCAGACACGCATGGCCGCGCGGACCCCGAGATCTCGCCCGCCATCATCCAGAACGCCTGTGGCGAATTTGCTCAGAAACAGCGAACCGTAGGACCCCTGCATGACCAGGAACAGGTTTTTCACGGCGGAACTCGCGGCCTGCTGCCGGAGCTCTCCCGTTATCGCAACGGACGACAGGGCGGAAATGCTCTGCATGCCTACGCCTCCATGATGGCCGCGTAGGCTGCGCCGTGCCTGCCCACGGGGACGGAGCGACGAATAGCGGCCCTCGTCGGTGGCGGCAGTGCGGCAGCCAGCCATTCCAGCGGTTGCAGCGGCCTGGCCTGGGCGCAGGCACGCAGCCTGTCGATCAACGCATCGTCCCCATGGACCTTGCGCAACCCGCCAAGGAAGGACCGAGCCTGTCTTTCCGGCGTACCCGAGTTGACCAGCAGAGACAGCCCATAGCCGAAAATGATCTCGCTGCAGTCGCTGGCAGGAACGGGCTGGCGGATCGAACCGCCAGGATTGGAGCGAACATCAGGGTGTCCCTGTCTCTTTCCCTTTCCCTGTCCCTTGGAGGCGCTTTCTGCAGAGACCGCAACACAGCCTCCACGGGACACCGGAGCACTGTCCCCAGGGACACTGTCATCTTGTTCCCCCGGACATGCGTAACCGTCCCCGGACATGGACAGCACCTGTCCAGTGGGACGGCCGCAATCTATCCATTCCTCATACGATGGACGGCGCACATCTGTCCCGTGCCTGTCGTTGTGCTTTTTGATGCGGCTGCATTCGGTGCGCCAACGCTGCAGCAACTTGGCACTCCAGGCATCGCGAACCTTCTCCGCTACCACCGCGTGGTGGTAGCGTCCGTCGCTGCATAGCACCCAGCCTCGCATGGCTCCCTCACGCACGCGTTTCCACTTGGGGTCAATACGTCCCCGCAGGGCATAGCCCGCCTGTTTCGCGATCCAGGCATCGTTGTCCGGCATGGAGCCAGCGGGAACTTGGTGCCAGGCGGCAGACCACAGCAGCACGGCGGCCCAGCATGCATCGGGAGTCTCGTTGGCCGCCAGGTCCGAATCTCTCAGCCGGGCGACATCCAGTGGCATGAACGGAAAGTCGGAAAGATCACAGTCGCAGGGCACCATGGGATCAGGCAGAACGGCATTGCATTGGCTTGTCATGCGCACCTCCCATGGCCTATCGAGCGAGCTTCGTTCTGGAAACGAGCCCTTTCGGTCAATGGCAGCGCATCCAGGGAAAACCTGCCGCCCCCCAAAGCCACCATCACGTCAGCCAGCCCCAACTCCACTTTCCCGCCGCCATAGACCAGCTTGCTCAGCAGCCCTGGCGTGGTGCCACACCGCTCGGCGAACTCGGCACGCCCGCGACGATCCAGCTCACAAAAAAACAATTTGAATGGGTTCATGCAGCACATGATACCCAAGGAACCTACAAAAAGATACCCAAAGGTATCTTGTACCCACAGGTACTCAACGCGAAAATCAGGCCATGGATCAGCACACACGCCTGCAACAACTTCTTACAATCGTCTGCTCGGAATTCACCCAAGGCAATCGGGCCGCGATGGCACGCGCCATAGGAAAGGACGCAAGCTACGTCAACCGACTTTTCTACCCTCAAGACAAGAAGGGCGCCAAAGGAATTGGGCAAGAGTTGATGGAAGCCACGCGGACGGCATTCGATCTGCCGCGCGGATTTTGGGAAATGACACCCAATGAGGCAGCCGCAGCTCTAAAGCACACCCCCGACCTGGTGGAAAATACCAACAAGAAACTCACACGAGATGAAATAGTGATTCGACAGTACTCCACAGGTGGCGCCATGGGCGGCGGACTGGTCTTGCGAGACCAGCCCGGCGTCATCAACAGCTGGAGCGTGAACAGTGAGTGGGCCCAGAAAAACCTCCCCTACGTGACGTCCTACGACAACCTGGCCATCGTGACGGGCTTTGGAGACTCCATGCTGGGGATGTTCAATCCAGGCGATCCGCTCCTGGTGGACACTGGCGTCAGGGAGTGCGAGTTCGATGGTGTCTACTTCTTCTCGGTCGACGGAGAAGGCTTTATCAAGCGCCTTCAGCGAATTCCCGGTGAGGGCATTCTGGTGATCAGCGAGAACAAGAAATACCGGGAGTGGTACATCAAACCCGGCATGAACCTTCAGATCCTGGCCAAGGTGCTGCGCGCCTGGGAAAGCAAAGTCTACTAACCCGCACAGAAGACTACCAAGCCACCCTCAGGGGTGGCTTTTTTTGTCAACAATACCCATAAATACCCAAAGGACAATACCCAAGGAACCATCAAAAACAGAACCTTAAGGTATATTCAAGACATCGGTTCCAGCAACCACGCACACCCACCTCGCCTTGCCACATCGATTGCAGACAGCCATGAAAGCAAACGCGTCTACAGCCTGCTGGGCCCACACGGCGGCATCCAGCCATGCCAGCAGCGAAGGCCACGAGCAGTATCTCGCCGAGTACCTGGATGCCTACGTGCTGGAAAACTACGGACCGCCTTGGGTCGCCGAGTTCATCCAGGAGGCCTTGCATGACATGCCCTACCGCGTTGCCCAACAGATTGCCATCGATGGTGAAAAGCAATGTCCAAAAGGCCTCGAAAGCATGGGCATCACGCTGGACGCCTGGATAGGCGGCTACGCCCGCATGCGCGCAACGCAAGTGCTCGCCCCAAGACCAGGAAGCCTGGCATCCCATAAGCCCTGCTGTTGAACAGCCGCTCATACCGTCAACTGGCCTCGAAAGGAACATGACCCATGCGAATGATGTGCCCACACTGCAATGAACACGCGTACACACGCACCAGCTTGCAATTGACCAACACCAGCCGGGAAACCATATTCCAGTGCCGCAACTTCGAATGTGGCCACGTATTTTCAGCAGTGACGGAGATCAACCGCACTATCTCTCCCAGCGCCATCCCCAATCCGTCTGTGATACTTCCGATAAGCACACACATCAAGCGCCGGGAAGTCGCACGACAGATGGCAGCCATGCCATTGTCAGAATTCGATGCACAGCAACATCGCGGCACTGAGCCAGCCACCCATATGGCTCAGTGATCACCCCTAAGCAGAAAGCGCCGCGCCTGGTCGCGCGCCCCGTCGAAGATCTGCCGAGCCATAGGCTGCGGCACGCTGGCCGGCAGGCGCGGCTGCAGCCGGTCGATGGCGCCGTCCAGCGCCTCGACCATCTCCACCATGCTCTCCCACAGGCCTGCGATGCGCGTGGTCTCGGCCAGGGCCTTCCAGTGGCGGCGCTGGATCTCGGCCAGGCGGTAGTGGCGGCTGCGCCCCGGCAGGGCCATGGCCATCCTGGCGCGCTGGCGGGCAATCTTGCCGTGGCCGTGACCGATGATGGGCCAGGCCGACAGCACGTCGTACAGAGGTGTCATCTCATAGCCTCCGCCCGGCTGCAGGAACACCGAGAAATTCTTGGCATGCCCGTCCGTGGCCCCCAGCAGCCAGAATGCCAGCTGGGCCATCACGAAGCGGGCGCAATCCTGGGCAGGCTCGCTGCCATGCTGCAGCACCTGCAGGCACTGCAGCATGCCGGGCCCGCCGTGGGTCTCGTACTTGTTGGCGCTGGCAACGCCGCGCACCTGGCAGAAATCTTCCTGCGGCAGGCGCGCGATCCAGCCCTGGGCCGTCCAGGCGCGGTCAAAGCGCTCCACGCACAGCACCTGCTGCCCGCCAAAGCTCTCGATGCTGCTGTCGGCCACGGCAAAGCCCAGCTCGGCCAGCAGCCGGGCGCACAGCCACTCATTGGCCACTGACTCGCTCAGGTCGTAGTGCCAGTGCGGCACCACGCCGATGGCCGGCTTCAGGATATGCGTGGTCGGCGTCGCGCCCAGCGGGCGGCACCACTGGCCGCCATGGCGCAGCACCGCCGTCTTCTCCTGCGCACCAGCAATGGACAGCCGGAACTCCTGGTCCACCTCCAGCGTACCAAACCCGGCGCCCAGGCTGGCCAGGTGCTCTGCAATCTGCGCCTCGCTCAGCGGCTCGAAGCGCAACTGGTCAAAACCGTCGGGCACGGCCCCCTCGGGCAGCAGCTGCACGGCCCCCACGCAATCGCGGCCAATGGCCTCCAGCAGCGAAAACGCATCGATCCCGCGCAGCCAGAAGCGCTGGTGAATGCGCCGGCGAATGCCCTCGCCGTCCGGCAGCAGGTTGTCGAAATAATGGGCCACCACCTCGCCCGCCACCGTCAGGTCGCGCGTGAAGGGCATGGACAGTGACAGCGGCCGCGCATGCGCGCTCTGCGGCCAGGCCGGGTCATAGGCGAACACATGGCGGCCCGTGCGCGTGACCTCCCAGG